GCCATCTTTTAGCTCATCATAAATATATGATAATTGTTCTTTTAAAATGTTTGTTGATTCCTCACTAACATATATATCAAATTCTTTTAATAGTGATATACCAGCATTAATACTGCCTTGACCTTTCACAGCACCCTTTGCTAATACACTCATTTGCCTAAGCTCCTCAATACTTTTTGGCTCAGCACTATCACAATACATTAGCATATCATTTAGCTTTTGCTCTTTAATAAACTCGGCAATATCTCTGTTAGTCATTCCTTTTTTATAAATAAGCTCATGAATGTATAAGCTGTTATTATGTTTACCCACTTTTACAATAGCTAAATTGTCTTGGGAAAATCCAAAATCACATCCTAAAACCTCATCATCTAATTGTGGAAAATCAGCATAGGGTATGTAATTCCAATTTTTAAATATTTGTTTTTCACTAAATACAGCTCTTTGTCCCTCACCATATACACGCCAATAATCAGGATCCCTTTCCCTTATCCTTTCAATTTCATTTATTAATTCTTTAGGCAAAAACTTATTGTCTTTGTATGTAGATATAAATAAGTTTGCATCATCTCTCTCGGCTAAGTCATAAAGATAATGTATTGGATCAGATGGGTTAAAATCAATCAATATTTTTTTTCTAGTTCGCATTACTAATTGCTGGTAATCCTCAAAAAATAATTCATTGCCCTCATTAATCCAAAGTATATCCCTTGCGGATCCCCTAATCTTTTGTGCATCATCAGCACTAAACATTTCTAGTGTATGCCCATTAAATTCAAATGTATTTTCTGACTTGTTATGCACCCCATTCCAATATATACCCAATTCCTTAGAAATATGTAGAAAATCCCTTAAAACTGATCTTTTAAGTGCTGGTAATGTTTTCCTAACTATGCTTATAGTCAATGGTTTCTTTTCAGTAGTCATTAGATATAAACAATATTGCATCAAGCTCCAGGATTTACCAGATCTTGTACCGCCTTGCCAAATATTTAATCTAGCATTAGTGTTTACAGCTTCATAAAATTGTTTGTTACAAAACTCAGTTATTCTTTTTGGTTTGATGGTGTCCATTCAATTAGTTTGCTTTCAATAGAGCTATCATGTTGTATTTCTTGCCTTTCAACATAACCTCTCTTTTTTCCTTTTGTTTTAAGTAGAAATATTGTTGCTGTAACATTCCCATCTTGTATCTGTTTATGTAACTGGCTTTCAGCAAAATCTAATGTAATATCTTCTATTGATTTAACCTCTGCTGCATAGTTAGGATCATCTTTAAGCCAATTGTAATGTGTTTGTCTATTGATACCAACCGATCTAACAGCTGTTGTAACAACTGATAAACTTTTTTCCAATGCTTTTAGCATTAATCTTTTTTTATGTGTCGAAACTTGTCTATTTGCCATTTGACAAAATTACATAAAAAAAAAGGGAAATTCTAAACTGTGAATCACTGTAGGCGAATAACCCTTTTAATTACCTAATGCCAATAGAATTAACCTGGCTTTTTATATTAGGTTTTAATATTGTTCTTCAATTTTATCTAAATTATAATATGCTTCTTCAATAGTTTCAAAAAAAGTTTCTTCACCAGTTTCAAAATCAGTAACAAGATATTCAACATCTTGACCAAAAGAGCTAACAAGAGTAATGTTGTTTTCTAAAGCTATATAAACGTAGCCAGAATTTGAATTAAATCCTACTTCGAAAATATCTTCTTTCGAACAATTTTCTGCGTATGATTCCCATAATTTAGATAATGATTTTGCTTCTAAGTAAGCTGGATTTTCAAGATTAATGTAATTCATAATTGTAATGTTTTAAATTTATTACAAATATATAAAAGAATATTTTAAAAAACAAAATTTTTTTTAAATTAATTAGAGCGTGATGGTGGAATTGCACCCCTTTTCCTAACTGGTTTGTTAGGCACATTACTGTATATGCTAATCACGCATGGTTTTCCTTTCTTTTAAAGATATTTTTTTTCCTTTATACATTCCAGCTCCTTGTTTATCAATTTCATCAAAAGATAATATTTCTGTGTTTATTTTACAACTTTTATCAATTAAATAAATATATCTATTTTGAAATCCTTTTAATTTTTTTGCACCTTTAAAATTATATTTAGAATCACCTCGTTTTGCAACTATTTCGCCATTTGCTAATTTATAAATTGTTCCATTTTTATTTATGTTAGTCAATTTAAATCCACTAGCTCTATATATTGTACCATCACCACATTGAGTTGCATCTGAATATGATAAAATCCATTTAATCTGTGGAGCATTTTTTTTTATTAATTTAAATGCTATTGAAATACATCTGCTTTCAGAATTTTTAGGTAAATAATCATCAAAAGCCATTCTATTCAATTCTAGCATTTCATTCCATTTTTGATTAATTGATTTGTTTTTTGTTTCAACTAAATTTAAAACATTTCTTTTATCCATTGGAGGACCAAAAGACATTACGCCATGTAATTTTTTATCTAAAAAACAACCAAAATGTAATTGCGACATTGAAACTATTTTGCCAGAATAATGATTTAATTTTACAAATTCATTAGCAATGTTGCTTTTAATTATTTTAACAATTATTTCTTTTGCCCTACCCATTGAGATACTAATAAATATAATGCATTACCATTGCTGTTTTCGTTTCCAAATGTTTCAACAAATTTAAAATCATCTGTTTTTTTTATATCATTTAAAGCATTTTTAATAATTTCAACTTGCTTATCTGCTAATATATAAGTTTGTTGCTGAAAAGGTTCTTTGTCTCCATCTGGTAAATTAAAATCAGTTCCTAAATCATCTGGATCAATAAACTCTGGTAAATTTAATCCCCACTCATCTACTAATTTAGTGTTCCACTCATTAGCTAACATATCAAAATCCCAGTCACCAAAATTAATATTATCTTTTATAATAAATTCTTGTTTTTGTTTTTCTGACCACCCAATAGCTTTATCTATCCAAACTTCAAATAAACCAGCTGATTCACACGCTTTTAATCTCATGTTGCCTCCAAGAACAACTAAATTTTCATCTACTATTATTGGACGTTTTTCAAACATTTCTGGAAATTCTTTAATAGATTTTACTAGTTTTTTAAACTTACTATCTCTAATGTATCTTGGATTATTAGGGTTTGGCTTTATTTTTTTTATGCTAATTTTTTCCTTCATGTTTGCTTTTTTGCTTATACAAATATAAATATAAATCCCATATTTTATCACTTGCATCTTTTTGAGATGTATATGTGTGAGGTGATCTAATTAGTTCACCATCATCATAAATTTCCACAAAAACCGCATTAGATTCTTTTATAGGAACAATATATACTTTAATATTATTTTCTAAACACCAGGATTGTGCTTTTAAGTATTTATTCATGTTAAAACATTCTTATTTGTTGTTTGTGTTGCTCTATTCTTTTTAATGAATTTTTAAAATGCAATTCGTTTAACTCGCTACCTATATAATTGCAAGAAAAATCAATACAAGCAATAGCAGTTGTGCCTGACCCCATAAAACTATCATATACTAAATATTCTTTTTTGCCAGATACTTTTAGGATTCTTTCTACTAAAGCAAGTGGCATTTGCGTTGGATGTATTCTACCCTCTTTTTTACTTATATTGTGGGGTACATACCAAACAGAACTTAAAGGGTCATCAATGCCACAATCTACATTTAAATAAATATCATCTGTTTTAGACAAATGATAAATAATTTCATAATCCAAATGAAACCTTTTATTTGTGCTATCAAAACTACCAGCATATTTCCATATAATATAACTTTTTAAGTTGAATAATTTAAAACCATCTGTAAACTCAAGCCAATGAACAGTATTAAGTTTTTTATTAAATGTTTTACTCTTTATATTAAAATATATTTGACCAGTAGGTTTTAATATTCTATGATATTCTGTAAATAATTTATTAATATAATCAGAATAAAATTTAAAAAATAATATATCTTTTTGTTTACCTGCATATCCTGCACCACCAAAATCTTCATAAGGAGGGGATGTAATTATAATATCAATAAAATTATCTGGCATTTTTGCCATTGTTTGTAAATTATCTTCATTATATATTTTATTTAAATCCATATTATATATTTTCATTCTGTGCCAGATATTATATCTTTTTTATTAGAATCTTCAACAAGCATTGCAAAACCTAATAACAGATAATTTAAAGCATCTGCATAACGACTATCTATTGGCTCAGCTTGATGCATACTAGGATCACCAGCATGGCTTAAAATGGCTTGTATATGCTTATTAAAGAACACCGCCCAAACTTCCATAGGTTGTATTCCAATACTTTTAGATGTTTGTTTAAAATTGTTTAATACATCAATACTTTTGTTTGTGTATTCTGGCTGCTTAGCATCCATAATATCTTGAGCTTTGTCTAAGATATATTGTCTAGTTTCAATAAATTCTTTTTGTGTCATATCTTTTTAGCTATTAGTTTAATTTTTTGATCATGTGTCAATTTTTTGCTTTCTAATATTTTAATTATTGACCAGATATGTTTTTTTCTAGTATGTGGTATTTTACTATAAATTTTTTGCATTTCTTTAATTGTCATAATTTAATTTTTTAAAATGGTACATTATCTTTTATTACTTGTATTTTCTTTTCACCTTGAAATATCTCTTTGTAAATACCCCCATTATCAAAATCTGGAGCTATCTCAAAATCGCCTAGCTGGCCATTCT